CAGCAACAATATCTAAGTCATCTTCATTTGCTAAAAGAAGATTAACAATGTACGATCCTGTTGTGGTTTGTCCTGTATCAGCAAGTACTGAATCTTTATATTTCTTACTATACTCACGAACAAATCCCCTAAAATAATTTTTAGATGTATCATCAACCCGTATTCCCTCGTTAACCTCATCAGTAAAAGTGAAATTTGCAGCAGCTCCTCCAGATTCTTTCTGATAGTAAAGTTGCGCTCCTGTACTTACATCACCAAGTGAAACAATACCAACGTATTCACGATCAAGAACACCAGCGGAAGAGTATTCCTTCCACCCTGCATCACGAATCATTTGTCTTGTAGTGTCACCTTGTGGCTTCCACCCGTTATATGTTCCCCCGGGATCTTGTCCGAATATATACTGTCCGGACTTAGCGTCCAAAACGTTCATCGGGAATGGATATGGTTGATATGTTGAGGTAGTCCATAAATCAACGAACTTTGCCCATATAGCATTGCCAGTTACACCATTCTTAGCTGTATCTAAATCCCCATACGGGGCAAGTTGAAATGTTTTAGCGGCAGTATCCAACCAAATATTACCGTCTGTTCCTAAATTTCCCACGCTTGAGCTTACTACTAAGCTATCGGGATCAGTAACTTTCGACATGTCTTTAAATATTAAATAGTTATAAAATTATGTTTAATTTGATATTGTACTGTAGCACGACATACTTTATAAATTCCAGTTTTATTATAAATAGTCCCTTTACTATCTACTGAATAATTAGGATAATCTATAATTACTTGTGCCATCTTCTTTAATTTTTAATTATAATAAATATGCTCTATCAATTACTTGTGCCACTGGTAACGTTGCATTTGCAGTGGTTAGCGTATAATTCCTTACAAAATAAGGTATATACCCGGATTTAAAAACTCCAATATCAATATTTTCAATTGTTTCATAAACGTATGTTGCATCCGTCCCTGATATAGCATCGTCAGTCTCTCTTACAGTTGTTGTTCCTGCAGCGTAGAATATAACGTCACTACCAGCCTGTACCCCCGTCAAGGATAATGTATATAAATCTAAAGCATATGTTACTTCCTGGGCAGTAGTATCACTACTGGTAAGGCAATATACTACTGTTAATATATTAGCCGCGTTAGTAGAACTACAACTACATTTTATCCTGAAATAGAACCCGGTCGTTGCGCTTATCGATTCTCCATTAAGGTTTGACCCGTTAAATGTTTTTAACGCGCTCCATCCACTACCTGTATTAATCTGGTATTCTATTGTCATATTAGAGGCAGTGGTAACAGTTGGGGCTGAATTCGGAAACGAATCAATCCCCTTTATAAGATAAGGGAATTCAAATAAAACATAATCACCACTATTGATTAAAGCCAACCCTCCATTGGAATTATAACCAGATGTACCGGTAGCAGACGTAGTAAAATTTGTTGTTATATAAGGTGAATAAGTAGCTGTTGTCTCATTAAAAATCAACCCTAATCTTCCCGCGGATGTACTTGTGAATATATGATAAAAGATGCTTCCATAAACAGACGCCCCGGAAGAGGGTACGGAAGCACAAGCAACATTCTTTAATATCTGGTTAAGAGCAAGTCCTGCATGAGTATCGCCATAATCTCCCGCGCAATTCTCTACAATAATACCATTAGCATTATTAGCAGAACTTATAAATCTTGTGGCCACGTTTGAACAGTATATTCGCTGTAATCTTACGTTTGAACAGTTTCCTGATTCTGTATAAATAAAAGTAGTGTCGTTAGCCCCAGCCCCCACATCAAGAGGTGATGCTCTTGTACCTATATTACGTATAGTATAATTAGTTACAAAAGAACCGGTAAATAACGGCCCTGTTGGGTTAAGACCTGTTACGGCTTCAAACCATGCAAAACCATCTATTTTAACATCATTTGAGTATAACGCCGCTATGGCCGCCTGTGGAGTGGTGGTAGAAGATGCCGCGCTAAAGTTATCCGACCACTGATGATTATTAATATTAATTCTATTGCACGTGTTTATATATAACGCCCCCCCGACAACCTTGCAGCCTGTAAAGGTTAAATCATTACAATATATAAAATAAGCAGGGTATCCTGAGGCGTTAGTCCTTATTAACCTATTCGCGAGGGTGCAATTAAGAAATGTAATCCCATTACAATAAGAAGCATTTAACCCATAATCACTACTACCTATCGTCCCCGACCTTCCATTTTTCCAATTATAAACTTTACCACCAGTGGCATAATTAGATGTTAATACTAACGCTGGGGTGTCTGATGTTATCGTGTACCCTCCATTACCGCCATCGTTCAAATCAATAGGCGTGGCACACTCCGTAATTTGATATTGGTCAAATAGTGCAATCCTGTGTAGTTTAACTGAATATGCCTGACCGGGTATTAAGTACCAATGCCCTATTGCACCAGATATATCAATCTGTCCCGCGTTAGTAGTAGTAACGTCTGGTCTCGTGGTATTTGTCGCGTTAGGCACAGAATCATTTGCCCTGGAAGCCGTGGCAGCAGATTTAAGAAGTACATTAGGTATAGCGACTTTGCGCCCAGATGCGGGTAAATGCCCGATAGTGCTTGTGCCATTACCACCAATTCTAATTATACCACCAGCTAAACATTCTACAAATTTACAACGCTCGTCTGTTGTCATGGTAGTTGCCCAAGGAGAACCTGTCCCGGATAATACAGCAGGATAAAATTCCATCACGGATGCTGTAACATTGCCCGATGTGTCCGACCCGGTTAAAGCTACTGTAAAAGTATTGGCTGTTGGAGTTGCAATGATTACATAAAATCCATCAACTCCTGATCCAGAAGTAAAATCAAGCCATACGGTCTGTCCAATAAAATATCCATGAGCAGTATATGTTACCGTAACAACGTTAGATGTTAACACGTATGTACCAGACTTATCAGGTTGTTGTATCCAGCAGCCGGCAAGATAAAAGTTTGTGCCGGCTCCGTAGTTAGGAAACTGTAATTGTTGATGTGCCGAACCTGATGTTGCTGTTTGGTGTACGTACCAGTCTCCTGTTATTTGTAGTTTCTGCGCCCTACCTATCGTCCATCCAGCCGCATCATCCATAACCACTTCTATCCATCCACGCTGTCCTATACCATTTGCTAACGCGAGCGTAATAGGCCCTGGTATGTTAAGATTTTCATTATCCTGAAACACGCCAACAACATTCTTTAATTTTAAAATTCCTGTAGAAGGCATAGCCGCACCAGCGGCGGTTGGAGTTGTAGATATACTCGCGGAGCAATTCATTAACTCTCCATAAGCACCAGATGTTCCACCTGTTATTATCGTCCCAAGATTAGGCACATTAGGTGTACCAGACCTATTGTCATAATCAATCACCCAAACTTTAGTGCCATCTATAAGAACAGTACCTCCCGAAGCCGCGGTCATAGTAAAAGACCCCATACTACCAGCCCTTGCAGCAGCAGCATTTTTACCATCACGGGTATCCGAATCTATTGTAAAAATAGCTCCTGAATTTATAATAAAAGTTTCGCCAGCCGATCTTGCTGATGAATCAAAAGTTTGCGATGTGGAAATTGTTGCCATAAATTATTTATTATGAATATACAATTGATGTTAAATCGTCACCTGTATAACTAAATGTTTTTGTTAATTCTATACCAGATGGAGTGCTACCACTAAATACTATAGTTGTTAATATACCTGATATATAATTAAATGTTTTTACGATAGAAGATCCACCACCTAAATCATAGGTTATTATACTTACTCCATCAATACCATATGTTAATGAATATGGATAATTTCTTAAATTTTTTGATAATGTTTCGAACTCATCTTTTACATATTGTGGATGATCATCATCTGATAAGCCAGTCATAGATCCATGATCTGAAGGGGCTGTTCCTCTTGGTAGATCATTGGTTCTCCAATCAATATAATTTTCTATTCCGGCATCAGCTTCAATAACTCTCGCATGAATAGAATTACCATAATCTTTATCTGTTTGAAATATAACGGTTCCTATTGGTCTGATTTCAGGAGATGGTAAATTACCAAGTAACAAAGAACTTATTTCTTCATTGGCACCTGCTCTTGCGTTACCAATAGTAGTATATCGGGCTTGTCCCATTATTGAATACATCTTATAAATCTTTCCGGTAGTAGCAAATATATGATATAGAACATAATCCCCTTCTGTCATTTCTGTCAATTGCCATATTACTCCGGTAAATTCATTCCACATAAGACGATTTGTTACGCCTAAAGAATTTTGATAACATGAAAATCCTGGTTGTGATACCATTCTCCAATATCCGTTTGCTCCATCCCTGTATATTATCGGCAGACCGGTTGTCGAAATTATGGTACCAATAGCATGATCAATATCTTCATCAATTACCATCCCATTACCAATACTAAATTGAGCATGAGAATCTAATGACCCATTACCAATTACAAAATCCGCAAGTCCAAGTCCAAAAAGATATTGGAGTCCTCTTGTAAAGTGTAAATTAACATGAGTAACTCCATCCATTCCGCAACCATGTCTTTCTTCTCCAACATAAACTCCTGTATTATTAGTTGCATCCCAATAAACATAAGATACTAAACATTTAGTTTTTATAATTGAAACTACTGTAGCATCTGAAGGATTAATAGAATCATGTAACTCTCCATCTGTATCAAAATATATTACGTGAATACCTTCAGTATCATCAATTACTATTTCTTTTGTTGCTGTAATATTGACACTTACACCAGCAAACCATAATGTATATCCTAAAATAGTGGTTACTTCAAGTTTTCGAATACCATCTGTAAATGTAAAGAAAGAATCAGTACGATTTTCAAATCCGGTAGGATCACCAGATGCTAACATAGCATCAGATGGATTTTGTCCCCAGTTTATATCATAATTATCATCACCAGACTTTATAATAATTTGACCAATATCACCACCTGCAGGCAAAGTATTTTTATAATTCTTTGCATACTTTATTTGTCCAATTGGCTCTGCTGGTCCTGTTGCCATGATAATTATAGATTAAGATCAATTTCATAATAATCAAGTATATGATTGATTTCCGCAAGTATGGCTGTTAAAGCCGAAGTGTTTGCAGAAGAAATTGCACTTTTTAAAGATCCAAGTAATCCATATGCTGTTCTTGCATTTTCAAGATATGCATCTCTGGTAGACCCTTTAACCATACGAGAGATATTAGCATACATCTTTTCAACCCCGGCTTCTGCATTGCAATAAACATATGGATAAAAAACAGATTGATACATTTTTTCACCAGTTCCGGTTGCATCATCGGCAACAAAAGTTTTAGTAATATAAAATGTATTATCATTTACTCTTGTAACATAATATTCACCATTATAATTAGTCGTTCCGGAAATGATAATATACATCCCGGTTACTAATCCATGAGTATTTGATGTCACTAATGTCGTTCCAACAACTGTAGAATTATAATCTGCAAAAGCAGTTATACTTATAGTTGTGATAATTTTTAACCGATAATAAATATTATGTAATCCATCCTCATTTGTACCAGTTAAATCATCAAACCACCATTCCCCGGTTACGGGAACAGGAACTTCATCAAGAACTTCATAATCTGTTGTTACTAATGAAGGAGAGATAATTCTTAAAACTACTGAAGATAATGTGACTGGATTAAGTCCTGTCGATCCTGTTGCTCCCCAAAGAGTTCCATCACCAGTTGTCTCTACACCTGTCTTATCTTGAATACTAAATTTTGAACAACGGGTAATTACTTTTAAGTCAATATCTGGTGTAAACATGATGGTATATTTTAATTAATTTAAAGATATTGAAATAAAGGGGATAATAGATATACCATCCCCTTTATTTTCATTCATTAAAATATCAAGTCTTATACAGCAATAGCCATTGCTTGAGTAGTATAAGCTGCAAGCACATCAGTTACAATATCCGGGGCCTCGTTATTTGAAAATCCGGTTTCAAATGCAATTAATAACTGTTTCATGCGTTTTACGCTTCCTACACCAATACCATCTCCAGGGTGTTCAGTAAAATAATTGATAGATATCTGATCATATGTTTTACCTGAAGTTGCCAAAGCGGTAGGCATTACATTCATGAAATCACCGCGATATTCATTCCCTGCATTACCGGCAAGATCATATTCCAATTCAGCAATCTGGTTATATGTTCCAACTCCACGACTTGCTTTCGTTGAATAAGAAACTGCAGTATCTACGAACGAAGTAGTACTATCAAGTCCAACTTCAAATGTAACAATGGAATTTCTCCATTTAGGAAGAGAGAATGTCCTTGCAATACCGGTCAATTTAATACCAAGATTTCCTGCGGCAACTTTAGCAGCAGTTAAAACAGTGGCATTAAGTGAAGTAGTTAAAAATACACCACTCGCGGATTCAATTGGGCGATCAACAGTAAATGTAGTTGTGCTCGTTAACTCAACAACTTTATAAACAGGATCAGTTACTGCAGGAGCACCGGTTGATTCTGCAAGACGTACAAAATCACCAAGAGCAAGCTCCACGTTGGTATTATACTGTTTGTTGGTTCCAACGGTAACCAGTTTTTCACCTTGAGTAAAGGTAACAGTATGAGCAAATGTAGCGGTAGCGGCATGAGCAACAGAAGAAACTAATTCAACTTTAATTGGCTGAACAGTCTGTCTGCGAGTAGCATTACTCAATGCAAGCGCGAGTCCTACACCTACTTCAACCTGTGTTGCGGATGCATCACTCTTGTAAGGAGCATTTAAAATCATCTGTTGTCCCTGTCCGGTCTGATCGGTTTCCTTTAATGTTAACCTTACAACATATAACTTTGAATTGGTTGCTGTAATAGAACCGGAAGTCCCATTATAACCAATATAAGATACCTGTTGAGCAGCAGCAGCGTCAACAATTGATTTTGATGATGTGATATTTGCCTGTTTAATCAAATCAGAACTGATCAGTTTTGTTCCATTGCGAAGAACTACTTTGACCCCGGATTCTTTAACAACATCATCAGTTAATACAGTAGAAGCATCCAATACCATATGATGGGCATTAACAACAGCCATTTCACCATCAACGAGTTTTGTATAATCGGTAATATAAGCAGCTCCGGCAGTAGTCGGGGTAGCTGCTCCAACATCTTTACCAATCAATAATTGCATTACATCATTTTGTGTCATGTTCGTAATTTTTAAATATTAATAATTTATTTATTTAGCATAGTTCCAAAGATAGCCTTTGTACTTTGTTCCGTTTTTCAAAGCCTTTTTTACATTCAATTCATTATAATCATCAGCAACGGCTTCCGCTAATGAGTTATAAGATTTAGTCACTACACCGTCAGCATCAACTAATTGCAACGGGGTTACCGGTTCTTTTTTATTAGTCGCTACAGGAGCTTTAGCTGCTGCCTTAGCTTTAATTCTTGCAAGTAAACCTCTGTCAATCATTGTTCTTGAGTTTTTATTGGTGATTTTTGAGTTAATATAACCTGGCCCATTAATACTGCCATATCAATAATTTCTTCATGAAGTCCCACGTGTAATTCGCAATCAACACCTGTTACAATATTAATTGCTGCAGGTCTTTTTAAGTATCTTAACTGATAACTCGTAATAGTACATCCTATACCGTAAATAAGTTCATGCTTTTTATTATTGGTGGAATCTCCTGCAATATCCATTCTCCAAACTAATTTACGATATGGTTTATTAAATTCATTATTAATATTCATCAGATATTCATCATGAGTTACAGGAAATACTTTAGCTACTGTACTTATTGTATCTCCATTTGCATCAACATAACTCAATACACATTTTTCTGTTATAGAATAAAGATAGTCTCCGGGAAGATTTGCAAACATAGCTTCAGCTTGAATATTTGATACCCCGGTTGAGAATGATGTGATATTTGAATTACTTATTAATTTCCCCAACTCAACTCTTGTTTTTTCATCCATTTCAAAATGCCTTGATGATCCAACTTTCGATGAATATCTTTCATTTATAAGTTGATCCTGTGCTTTATTCAAAAGAATAGCAATATCAGTACTACTAAATTTCTTATCAAAAGAATTTAAAGTACCGAGTTTTACCTCAAAATTATATTGCATCGTTTCCGCTGTCATAGCTTATTAATCAGGAACTATTGAAGTTTGTTTCTGCACTAATTTTAATTTAGCCTCATCGATAAAAAGTTGCACTGCAAGATCAACAAGTTTATTATGAAGATAATCCGGAAATTCAGGAGTATCTGTATAACCCCATGGATATCCAACCTTTATTGGTTCATTATCTATACTTACCACATTTGGATATGGTTGATATCTTAATATTTTACTTCCAGATTCGTAATTACCAGATATATAATATAAAGTTGTCAATGCTTTAAAATAAGTATTCGAAGGAATGGCACTTATACTTATTGTTCCAAGACCGGTAATTTCCGCGTAATCATAAGATAACTTAGAAGGTTTTCTTAGGTAAACAAACTCTCCTGCAGTAATGGCGGTTGTAAATGCATCACCAACAATAATTAAGTAAAACTGATCTTCAAAAAATACTACCGGTTTTGGATAAATAACTTTATTTGATGTGTCACTCACTAATCTTTCTGCTTGTTTCCTTGACACAAATTCAACGAATTGTTTTTGTGTAGTCATCGGCAATACTTCTGATCTTGTAACATTTGCAGTTAAACTTATAGGTATAAGACAATCTTCAGGCATACGATAACGTATAGAACGTGTCCCCCAGTTTAACATGGTTGGTGGTTTAGCAAAACTAAGTGTTTTTGATCGGTCAATAAGTTTACTCAATTCGTCTATATTCTGATCTATAGCAATAAGCCTTTGTTCAAAAGTAGGAAGGCTCAGATACCTGTCAAGATATACATCTATTGCTTTATTAAGATAATTAGTAATAGTAAATGTATCAGGTCTATCCTGAAGTCCAAAGATTGGATTTATATCCTGTATCTTTTGCTGAAATAATATTTGTAACTCATTAATATTCATTATTGAGTTTTTTGTTGTGATTCAATTATTGCTGTCTGAAACCTTGGATCCTGAATAGCTTGTAATGCTTGTCTTACTGCTATATCTACAATCTCCTGATGTGTATGTTCTGCAAGTTGTGGTACATTCGTGTTATCTGCAATTGCAGTTGGCTTAAAGACATAAGTTAACCGAACATTCGCGATAGTAGTAAAACGATCCGGAAGAACACATAATGTTGTTCCTTCAATCCATGTAACCGGATTTAAAAAATGTGTTTTATTCATTTCATTATTTGCAAAGCGTGTTGCCTGCTCATGTGTAATGAATTTATTCTTTATATATTTAACACTCCCAATTACCGGGTAACTACTCCTGATAAGGGAAGAAATACTTTCAATGTAATATAAAAATACCGGGTTTGATGTTGGTAACGTGTAAAATAATTCTCCATATAATTGTACCGGCCCACCCGGTACAATAGTTAATCCTGATGTAGTAATAATAGAACGAAGATCAGCCACCCGCTTTTGATTATCTTCAAAAGCAGGCGACTGAAAATTCTTTCCAAAGACCGTTCATAAGAAGTGGCAGAGAAATTTGTTATTCTGTCATAGAATACCAAGAACTGATCTATCATTGACTGGCCTGTCATACTTTTTCTCCTATGTCAATTTGGTGTAAAAGTTTCATTCTCACATCCTGATTCTTTGGATTATCAAGATACTCAATCGTATCTTCAATATTCCCAATAGGTCTGTCTGCCCCGGGAAGTGAATACTCATGTTTATTGCGATACATTGCTCCAAGTTCGATACTTCTTTGAATAAGGAGTTTTACATTATAATCTTTATCGTTGAGGATAGTATTAAAATTCATAAGATCTTCTTCGATAATTCTTCCTAATTCATTTTTTAACCAGGCTATTTTAGCATCCCTGGGTGGCCTTTTCACATCTTTCTTTGTAAGATAATAAACATAAAGAAAATCTTTCATCTTCTCTTCGCTGTGATCCATTTTATCCAAATGAATATAAGCTGTTTTCTTATCTTCAAGATTTGAAACTTTATCTTCAAGTTCCTCACCTCTTTCAACAAGAGCAAATTTATACGTGCCCTTATCAAAACGAGCAGTCCAATTTGGAGCAATACGATCTGTATCACTTCTTAAAACAAGATAATCAATTAAATCCTGTCCCTTGGAAAGATCAAGATGCCTGCCATTTTTATCCAGAGCAACCATTCTTTTGTGCCAAAATCCTTTAGGAGTATAAACGTTAAACTGTTTTATATCCCCAACGCCAAGTTCAAAAGCAAGATTCTGTATGTCTTCAATAGTAAATTTATCATCTTTACCTTCACCAAAAACAAACGGATCTTTAAGAACATTTCCTTGTAAAACCGGCACGACAATGCCGATGCGCGAACCATCGTTCATAAATGCACTGTCGTGTTCAGGTCCAACCCAACTCCCTTTACGTTTGATGGGCCTTACAACATATTTTTTTTCGCGTAACAACTTTACACTTTTTGAGTAAACAATACTCGTGATAACATTCTCCATTGCTTTTTCTCCTATTATTTAATTAATTAAACCAATACACTCGGTTTAATCGTAGCACAACGGGTAGGATCATTAACCATGACTCCACCAATGAATGCACGGTGAATAGTGTATCCATCTTCAGGAGAGGCCATGTATCTTGTCACACTCTGTGCCTGGAAAGGATCTCTCAACCCGGGTTGGAAACCCATGAAGTCTTCCATGCCTTTATTGTAAACAAGACGGATGTTGTCTTCCCCACCGGTACGACCAACGTTCAAAATCTGATAAGCATAACTCTGTGCTACACCTTTTCCTGAAGGATGCATTACTTTGTTACGTTCTTTATCATCGAAAGCCGGATCAACCATTACACCCAACTTTGTCCCATCGGGCCCCCAATATTCAACAAAATTCTCATGATATCCCCAACCATTACCGGTTTTGTAAAGGTTTTCACCACTCTGGAAAGGTTGATATAGGGTTGAGTAATTTTTGATTGCTTTATGGAAATTGTAAGCTCCCCATTTTCCTGTACGCATAAGGATCTGACGGGTCTGCCCATAACCTCCCTGACTGTCATCAGTAAGATCCATGATAGCTTCGGTAAGCCATTCAATGTCAATGTCAAAATCATTATAATACAGAACGTTGGATGCTTCAATTTGCTGCTCAAGACCGGCACCTTGCTCGATCCTGAAACCGGAATAACCAATCTGGCGGAACGTGCCATCATCCGCGCGGTTGGTAGTAGCAAAATTCAGAAGTTTATCCTTCATATCCTGGAACTGAGTTTCGAATTCCCAGTCTGCATATTGGGTCCAGGTTGTCATAACTTTCTCTTTTCCATCTGTATCAACAGCTTTCCATGAGAAAGCAACAGGGCGTGAAATCATATTTCCCGGTCTGGTGTCCTGCATACGAATCATCGAGAAAGTATTTTTCATGGAGAAAGGACTGGTATAGTTGGGTCCACCACCTTTTATTGATAGCGTCTTCTCAACGATGCTCCATTCTTTTGAAAACCTTTTTCCTGCCTGAAGTTCTGCATAAGGAATATAAAGATCATCATCACCTGTAAACAGTTCGCATTCATAATCCCAATCTGTTCCATTAGGTACAGGAATACCTATAATACGGATAGGATAAACAGAATTCTTTTCACCGACAATTAAGTTAGTGTCTGAGAAATACTGTTCTGGAAATGTAAGGGTGAATCTTGCCCCGGTTTTACCTACTTGTGAAGTAGCGGTAATAGCTGATCCACCAACAAGACATCTTACCAGGGGAATATTCTTTTTTGAACTTCCTTGTAGTCTCCATCTGAAATCATCATCTGTCGCAAGATAGAGGGGAGAGAATTTATTTAAGAAAATACCAAAATTAGTTCCACGGTTTGCTTTATACAGAAGATTAATCATCTGTGATGTTTCCTGTGGTTTAACCTGGTAGATAGCCCCCAAGTGATTTTTCGTGGTCAATCCCGACCAATCTTTGGGTTCATACTCTTGTAACGGCGATACTCTTTGCATTGTTTTTAATTTAGATCGATTAATTTATAAATTTACCTATAGATGCGGGAAAAGAAATTCATATCCTTCCTTCTGTGATTCAGCTTTTGCTTTAACCCCAGTTTTTCCGAAATCTTTCTTTTCACCATTCATTTTTTCAATTAATTTTTGAGTTGCTTTTGACTCAGATTTTTTAAGTAGAATATCAAACTTACCATTTGCATCAAAAAAACCATTCTTAATAAAATAGTTTAGTTTCATCTCATATGCTACCGGATCTTTCATTCGTAATTCCATTGCTGCGCTTACCGGGATATCCTGTCCATTTTGTTTAACAAATTTTACAGGGACAGTCATCATCTTGATAATCTCTTTCTTTTCTGCTTCGCTTAATTCAATCCCGGGAATAACTTCTTTCGTGGCAGTAACGTTTTTATGAATAGATTCTTTCATTTCTATGTTACGCGCTTCTCTTGCCTTCTTTTCTTTTTCGGCATTTTCAGCAATCATATCTCGTTCAACTTTGATCTGCTGTTTTATTTCCACGAGCCCATCTCTGGATTCAACTAATAATTCATCTTTCTCTTTTGCTGTATCGATCATCTTCTTGATTTTCGAATCACTAAATCCTTTAAGAGAAAGATAATCTTTGTAGATAGATTCTTGCAGATCTTCATCTTCTTCGAGAACTTTTTCCGTTACGGAATTATACCTTGCTTCGAGAGTGTAATTTTCTGCAATGTCTTCAAAAGAAACTCCTTTTTCCAATGCTTCCATAAACTTAATTGTCGGCTCCTCATATTTAGATTTAAATTCTTCAATCTTTTCTTTTGAAGCTTCTACAATTTGATTCTGGATATGTTCATTGATTTTTAGAATAGCATCCTTTGGTTCAAGATCTTTGATGCTGTCAAGTTCGAAGTTTGGGAGTACGCCATTTTCTTGGAGAGCTGCAGCATGGAGATATACAGGAGAATAATTCTCATCCTTATTAGGCGTACCCCCGCCCTTTGTATCTTCTGCCGGTTTCTTATTTTTATCTTCAATTACCTCTTCTTCTTTTTCCTCGGTATCTACTATAATAAGATCGTCTTTTTTCTTTTCGACCTTTTTATCCTCCGGTTTCTTTTCATGTTCTTTCTTTGATGGTTCTCCACTTCCATCTGGATTTTCATTATCATCCTGGATTTCCTCGATTTCTTTTTTTACAGGCGTATCCACGACAATAAGATCTGTTTCAATAGCACCGAAATCAATGCCACCGAATAGATTCTCATCATTTTGCTGCTGTTTTGCCATTTTTTTAAGTCTCCTTAATTACACAAGATTAATTTTTATTTATAAACAATACAAGAATATCCATATTAACAATCAATTAAAAAATTATCTTTTTATAGCGTAAATATAAAATTTAATTTTATAAATTATTTTTTTATACTAATCGCTGAATTACGCTTTGCTGCTATCTTTTCACTACTTTTTATTTGCAACATATTTTGTTTTTCATCAGATTTTAACTTCTCTTTGAACTCCCTGTTTTTACGATCCATCTCTTCTCTTTTTAAATTACCCTGCTCTTTTAATTTCTGTAATTCCAGTTCAAGTTTTTTTGAATCTTCACCAGTAGGATTAGCTTTTATCTGTGCTTCCGTAAGTTTTGCCTGTATCTCTATTTCTTTCATGTAGATATCTGCATCTATACGGGCAAGTTCATGCCTGTCCTCCTGTTCCATTTTCATCTGTTCAATCTTATTCAAACTTTCCTGAATCCTTTCATTGGATTCAAGTTGTTCCTGACGGGCCTGATCTTCACGTTGTTTCTGATCCTCGTCACTTGCTTCGAGTTTTCTTATCATACTCGATACACTTGTGTCACGATAAATGGTAAATAGATCATGTATAGTCATCTTATCGTTTTGTATAAATGCCTGGCTAAGTTGTTTAATAGACTGAATCAATTCAGCATCGTTCCTGGAATCGGTAATATAGAACCCATATTCTGTTTCAGTTAATTTACGACCATCAACAGTAAACATATGTGTAATTAAGCCATCATCTATATACTGTAATTTTTTAACATTTTCTCCGGTTGCGTTTCTCCACGCGTATTTTGCAGTTTCCAATAATAGTTCAAGAACACGAATCTTAGTGTTATCATGTAACCTGAACCATTCTTCAGTAATATGTGAACTTTGCGTAACACTTCTCTCTACACCACCAAGTGTTTCTCTATTATCAATCTGACCTTCACGTTGAGGACTTATACCGGCAACTTCCGCGAGTTCGTTTTTTACATACTTAGCCAGTTCAAGATTGGCCCGGATCACATCAGAACTATTGAGATTAATAGCTTCTGATCCCCTTTGTTTTATGGTTCCAATCAATTTACCCATTGACTGACCTTTCTTTCCTTCTTTGAATGAGTCCTTAACCATATAACCGTTTGCTTCTGCATACATCATTACAAGTTCCTCATCCCATCCATCAGGAATTTCCGCAAGATCAAGTTCTGCAAAGACACCTTTATTCCTTGCACTTGCAAGTTCAGTTCTTCGCATATAGACATTATACAAATACTTATAAGGTTTAATACGATCCATAAGTGAAATTCCAGGCCCTCCACTTATATTATATATGGTACCAACAATTGGTGGAAGACATATACTTGGATTAGAGAATTTACTTCCTATACGCGGAAGAGGTTCTATCCTCTTATATATACTTGCTCCAATAAGATAACCCTGCCACCATTCATTGATCCATTTCCACTCTACTTCCCATCCATATTGTTTATAATTCTGTATAGGAAAATATTCATCGACAATAGTTGATTGTTCAGTTCCTTTTACATCATAATATTTAAGCATGCCTATTTTTCTTCTGCTTTTCCATATGACACGAACTTTACGAATATTTCCATCTAAATCAAAATGGCTACCATAAGCAAAAGAATCACTTGCAGATAAAGTAATTAATTGTGATGTTGAAGCGTTATGATTTTCGTTTCCAATGGGACCTGTTAAAACAATATTACCGGAAAGTCGATTTTCCATTGCTCCTGATTCAAGATCTTTTATTTCTTCTGAAGTTAGAACATCCCAAAATTCATCAATGATTTTGCCTACAGAACAATAACCTTCCTGAATAATAATATCATGATCTTCGATTTTATAACTGTTACTCCCACCGAACGTTGAAATTCCAAGAACATCTGCTTTGTTTACTTCCGGCTCTCCATGAATAATATCCACGGTACAAATTTCTTCACCGGTCACGAGTACATCATAGAATATATCTGAGAATATATTTTTAATCTTTTGCGTATGCCAGAAATAATCCAATATTCGAGTACCGGTAACTTCTGCATAATCCT